CGAAATACTGCTATAACAAGAAATCAATTGTTAAAGGCTTTTGTTGAATCAGATTTAAAGAATTCTGGACAGTTTGCAGCAACCATAAAGAACCCTTTATTGAATTGGGTTAGAAGCAGTTTGACTGCGTTTGGTGTTCCAGAAAAATATATTCCAACGAGCGCAGATCAGCTTGCAGATCAAGAAACAATTACAAAAATACAAACTCAACTTGCTATGAGTAATCAGGCTGCAACAGGAGGAAGAGCTTTCAGAGAGTTCACTGCTGCCCTCACTACAATACCCGGTTCAATGACGAGCCGAGCTGGGCAAGCAAAATTGATGTCCTCAATCTTTGGTAATGCCGTACGAGATATTGATAAAGATAAATTTTATAACCTGTACAGAAATGCATTAGCAAATCAAAATGGAGTCCCCGCAGCGAATACTGCATATTCTGGTCGTGGATTAGAGCAAGAATTTGCGACGAGACAAGGTGGAGTTTATGAAAAAGAGAAAACTATTTTTGAAGATATGTTCAATAGGACAATAACTCCTCCCAAAGCAAAAGATCCTGTCCCGTTAATTTCATATTTAATAGCGAACGGCGGAAAAGTTCCAGATAGACTCAAAGAACAAATTTCAAATAGATACAGCACTAATGGGTATAACGCTTCAGAAATTCTTCGATGGTTCGGTGGGAGATAAAATGGGTAGCACCACAAATAAAGATGACAACGATAGTTCGGGTGATTTTAAATTCGGAACTATCGGTTCTGAAGATCAACCTTCTACCAATCAAGAAGCATCTTCTGCTTCTAACGATAACAATGATGGTTCAGGTGATTTTAAATTTGGAACTGTTGGTTCTGAAAATCAAACACCTGCCCATCAAGGAGCATCTTCTGCAGATCTCCCTGAGCTGTCTGCCAAACAGGCTCTTTCTCAAGGCATACATAACATTCCGTCAGACACGGGCCAGTTTTTTGGAGACATTTTTCATGCTGTCACAAATCCAAAAGAAACATTTCAAGGGCTCAAGGCTCTAGGAACTGGAGCAGCATCTCAGTTTTACGGCGCCTTGGGCGGAACACAAGATCCAACCGAGAAAGCGTCAAATGAAAGAGTCATTAATGCGCTTGAAGATCACTACAAGCAGACGTATGGGTCTCTGAAAGGTTTTAAGCAATCATTTGCAGAACACCCTACGAGCATATTGTCGGATCTTTCAATCCCTTTTACCTTGGGTGAAAGCGCCCTTGGAAAGGCCGCAGGGATGACTGGTGAAATTGCTAGAACTGCTGGAAAAGTTGGTTCTTTTGTTGATCCAGTTCAGTTGGCAGTTAAGCTTGCTAAGGCGCCAATTACTGGCGGTACCGTTCTTGGTAAGAAAATACCCGGCCTTGGGAGTGTTATTACTGGCGCTCAGTCAGTCACTTCGGGCGCATCAATAGATGCTCTGAGAACTGCTGCTGAAGCAGGGGCATCAACTGATCCAGCTTTCCGTCAAGCTTATTTAGACTCACTGAAAGGCATAACGCATCCTTCTGATATCGTTGATACAGCAGAATCTGCTCTTCATGAAATAAAAAATAAGCGTAGTGCTCAATACGTCGCTGACAAACAAAAAGCATTGAATAAGGAATTGCCAGATATATCGTTTTCAAAAATTAACTCTGACTTGTTTAATAATTTTAAAGAAAATACATTTGATTCGGGCGATGGTAGTCTAATCATTGAAGACCCAGACGCACATAAAGCACTATTAGAAATTGCAGACAAAATAAATGTTTATAAAAATGCAGGTGGTGATGCTGTAAAATTGGGTGGTCTTGATTCTTTAAAAAGATCTGTTGGCTCAATTAGAAACCAATATCGAACAGGTACAGTTGCTCATCAAAAGGCAACTGCAATGTATCGATCAATTCGAGATACGATTGGAAATGCACATCCAGAATATAATCAGTTAATGAAAAATTACGAAAATGCGTCAGATTTAATTGATGAGCTGCGAGGAACATTTGGAGTCGGAAAAAACACTGCAACGGATGATTCAATTTTGAATCGTCTGGGTAACATGAAGGGGAGCGATCAAAAAAGAAGCTTGCTTTCAGAGCTTGCCAACCACAAGCCCACATTGCCGGCCATGCTGGCGGGTCACGAACTGAAGAAAGTCCTTCCGGGCGGATTAAGGCAATTCGGACACTACATCACCGCTCCGCTGTACGGCCTAGCGCATCCACTTGGGGCTGCGGCGCAACTTGCTTCCGCATCACCTCGACTGATGGGGGCAATCAACTACAACGCCGGTCGAGCTGGAAGGCTTGCAGAGACTGCTGCAAAATTTCCTTTAAAAGAACCGCTCGTGTCCGGAATGAACGCAGCGAAGCAAGGAAAAGACGAAGCGCAGCCAGAGGCGTCGTCAGATCCCAATGCGCCTTTTACTGGCGGCGGAATGTACGAGCGGGATGACCAATCGCCCGGTCTGACGATACCCATCACGAAAGGCTCTGAAGCGTACCCAGAAGATCACGCCGATGGCGGACGGATTTATCGAGCTGCTGGCGGCAAAGTCGATAACGCGCGTCATGAAATGCTGGTCAATCGCTTAATGGTATTGGCAAAAAAAGCAAAAAAAGCGACCGATGCAACGACCGAGCCATTGTTGAATGCGCCAGACCACGCAGTCGTTAAAGCATTAGCCGTGGCGCAGGAAGCGATCTAAAAATCGTTTTCTGTTGCCGTTTTTTCTGTCGCGAGTTCGACAGAAATTGCTAGATAGTTAATTCCGTCGGTCGCGTGATCAAGATCGTCACGCGATTCTGCCATCCGCGCTAGTTTCAGTGCGTGCAGAATGATCGCTACGTCGTAGCCTGTGATTTGTTTTCCCAAAACGGCGGACGCGATCGCGCTGCAGCGACCAAAATTTTGAGTGATCGGACCGTATTGCTGCCCACGCTGCGCCAAGATTTCAGCACAGTTTTTAAGTACTGTTTCAGCCTTCATGCGTAGACTTTTATTTTTCCAACAAATAGCGGATTGATTGCGAGCTGGCCAGAGTACTTGTGATTCCCAGTGTCGTTGTCCCGGTAGTACTCATCGACAATGATGAAATCAGCTCTTGAGAGCGTGTCAACGAATTGCTCTAAACTCTCAGAGTCGTGCTCTGCAATGACCTGATGAACTAAATTTTGTATGGGGGGTCCGTTCTGATAGACAGATTTGCCTCTGGACGGCATGTTGAGCGTGAGTGAAAATCGCATAGTCTTCTCCTGAAGTGGGGGCAGCCTAGTGGCCGCCCCCGGTGGAGACGATCTTAACCAAAACCGTCGGCAGTGTCACTTGACGTCGCAGGAGCCTCTACACGGGTCGATCCCGTGGCCGGAGGGGCGCCTGCAGCCCCTACCGCGCCTGACCGCGCCTTCGGGCTGTAAACGAGATCTGCGGGACGCGCAGACCATCCAACAATCTCAAAAACCGGCGAGTAGTTCGTCGTCTTTCGAGCACCCTCGCCACTCACGATCGCCACAGCGTCCTTCAAGACGACGATTGGCAATTTGCCGTGGTTTTCTCCAGCAGCCGCCTCGTACGCTGTGTAAAGCGCCTCAATCCCCGCCAGACACGCACGAGCATTCGACGCGAACTCACGGATGTCTCCTCCGCAATCTTTGCTTAATTTCAGCAACATTCTGAAACCCATTTTGTGATCCTGCGAAGGCTGTGTCGGCTGTTTTTCAGTCGCCCGAGCAACGCAGAAATCGGGCGCTCCTCCAGTGCTGAAACTGATGTAGCCAGTCTCAATGTTTTCCAAATCCATCACAGCCTTAAAAGTGCGAGTGACATCCACGTTCACGTACTCGCCTCCCGAGTAATTTCGGGTCGATAACCGGCCCGAGCGCGCATCAAATTTGATGATCGGGATGATTTCGCCAAAATTACCGCCGCCAGAACTCAGATTTTTAAATAAAGCCATTTTACATTCTCCAAAAACGGGGTGATCTAGCCCACCCCACGCTTTTCCGCGAATTGCGGGAAACCTATATACCCCAAATCTCGAACGCTTGCTGACGAATCAGCGGGTCGTTGAAATAGAAACTGTCAACGTCCGGAACAACTAACGACGCCAGTTCGAGTGGGTCGTCAGAAATGCTCAAAAACCTCTCAATCGTCTTTCCGATTTTTCCAAGTGCTGCCACATGCTCGCTGACGTTTTCCAAAGCCAGTACAGCCGATTTTTTAGGCGTCACGTACGCTACTCGACCCGTATCGCCTGCGCCGCGTGACGCGACGTAAAAAGCGACTTGACGAGCGTGTGCCGGCTTGATCGAGTTGCTCACAACGTGCGCTGTTTTGAGATCTAAAATGATTTTGCTCGCAGCCCACTCAAAATCGATATATCCAAGAAATGGGATTCCGTCGATAACAAACTCCGCTTTCGACTGAACTGCCGACGGCTGGCCGTACGGTTTTAAAGCCAGAAGCCCTTGCTCAACGAAGCCGGCAATCGACTCGCGCTCTTTTTCCAGACGGGGGTCTGTAGACATCGACGTCAGAATCTTAAAATGCTCAACCGCTGCCTCAACGCACGCGGTCAAGCTTGCGCCGGAATTCATGAGTCCGTGCGCGATCCCAGTCTCTGCCGCAGTCCCTCTGTGCGCTGCTGCACCGACGGCGTTCGCTTTTTTCAAAACGCGAGTCAGGACAAACATCGCCTGCGACGCAACAAACGAATTGCAGGCGGACGGGCTCAAGTGCGTGATTCCATGACGTTCAAAAGCGTTCACAGCAAGTCCCCTCTGAGCCCTTTCTCAACGAAAAAATTAGCGTAATTTATAATCGCTTTTTTGATCAACGCCGTCAGCAGCTCGATGTCGCTCGCTTTCAGTGAGTCATCGACCATCGCTAAAAAAAGGTTTGCGAGGCGCGTCTGATCTTTGCCGTGCAACTCTAAAAATGCATCAATCATGAAACCCATTTTTTCGCTCAAACGGTCGGGATTTTGATCTGCCTTGATCGCCTGCACATATTGAACGGTGTCGCTTTCGTCGAGCCCGTATTCAAAAAATTTGGGATCGTCCGGGAGACGGCCATCAATTGCAGTGATGTCTGCGCTGAACTTGTTCAGCAGCTTAATTTGTTCGTTGGAATAGTAGTACATATAAATAAAATCCTGTATAAAATAAAAACCACGGGCGAATTATGAGGGCGTTTCCACCCTCCTGTCAACTAGTCGATGTGACTGCTCACAAAAACTTTTTCAATGCCAGCATTTTTCAATACTGCGACAAAAGCGTCGGCGTACGCTTCTTGACGCACTAACGATTGTCCGAAATCGTAAACGAAAATGTTCGCAACGCGCCAATCGAATCCTTTTTTTGCAATTTTATTTGCAATCAAGAATTTTGCGAAATTTGACGCGCTGTGCAGTTTGATTGTCACGAGTCCGCACGGTCCATCTTCGACGACGTACGTTGTCTTTTTTTGGCCCGGCACTCCACCTTCAAACACCATCGGAATAGGCATTGCGCTTTTCCCGGCATCGAGTCCTGCGGCGTGTGCTGCTTGATAAAGCTTTGCAAAAAAATCAGTCATAAATTCTCCGTTCATTATTTTGAATAAAATCGACATGTGTACTATGAGGGCGTTTTAACCCCCTGTCAACAAAATAATTCAGTTGCACATCAGGGCAATTTGACCTACACTGCATTTGTCGATTCGATGTTTAACCGTTTTATTCATTCATTTCATGGAGATACGATTTATGAGCAGCTATTCACTCGCGGCGATTCTGCAGTCAGAGCTTGAGACAGCGGAAATGATAATTTTTGAGCGAGACTCGGAAATTCAGCGTTTGCGCGCACAGATTGTCGATATGCAGCGCGTCGTCGCTGCAACCGAGTGGGCCGACACAGTGTTGGCTTGGGACTCTGCAGCAGAACAGATTCAACAAGAATTAGGGCTATAAAAATGAAAAAAACTTATTGGCTTGATTCGGTTGACGCATTCGTGGATCGAAATATTTCCGCGTTTGTCTGGGGAGCAATTTTTGGATTCATCATTGCGTTTTTGAGGTTTTTTTCATGAAAAGTTTCATACAAATTTTTAAAGCATTTTGGACAGTGTCTGAAAAAGAGGTTTTGCCATTGCCCGATCGCTCTGTAAAGCGCGAGGCGCAATTGCAGCACGAACAATTTGCCTATATTGCAAAAATCAGGACAAAAGCATGACTTCAGATGAATTTCGGCAACTTTTAAAAAAGCACGATTTGCGGCAGTCAGACGTCGCGTGGATGACTGGCGTTGGTTTGCGCGCAGCGCGATCGTGGGCGCTCGGAGAATTCCCTGTTCCACAGGCGTCTGCGCTGTTGCTGATCGCGCTGGATGAGCAGCGGATCAGCCGAAAATGGCTCGAAAAAAATATTGATGTGGAGGCGCCGCAGTGAGTGAGAAAGGTCGAATGCAGGAGTTTTATGTCGCTCGATTGCCAGAATGGTTCAACCACCATCACCCGTTCGCTCAAAATGACTCAGGAGACTATATGACGGATTTTGCACGATTGGCGTGGGCTGCGTGGCAGGCCGCGCAGTACGCGGCTCCAGACGCCTCAGAAGCGCCCACAGAAACCCCGGCTCAGGAGGCTCGGCGAAAGCGGGGGGGCCATAAAAAACCGCACCCGTGGAGAAAATAAGTTTGACATAGGTAAAAACGCCCTATAGAATGATTTTTGTCGAGCAAATTTTATTCATTACATTTAAAGGATATGACATGAAAATTAAACAAATTGAACACGTTACGGCTGGCGACGTGGTCTGTTCACACGGCCACGCATACCGCGTGCTGAAAAATATTTTTGATGCGAACGGGAACACAGGTTGCCAGCCGCGCCACGTTCTGATCTGTGTGGGCGCGACGGGCACCGAGCCGTTCGCACAAAAAATGGACATTAAGCCTATTTCTTCAAACAAATAATTTTTAATAATCGTAGTGTGGCTACGATATGCAAAAGCATTTTAAATCTGCAGATTGACTGTCAAACGCAAATAGAAGGTTTTTAAAATGAACGATCAAACTGAGTTGGAACGACTGAAGGCTGCGGCGGCGGAGGCGGATGTGGCGGCGGAGAAGGCGGCGGAGGCGAAGGCGGTGGCGGAGGCGTGGGCGGCGAAGGCGGCATGGGCGGCAGAGGCGTGGGCGGCGGAGGCGGTGGCGGAGGCGGTGATGGAGGCGGCGGCGGAGGCGGCGTGGGCGAAGGCACAGGCGGCGGACTCGTGGGCGGCATGGGCGGCGGTGGAGGCGAAGGCTAAAGAATGAACGAACGTATCCATGTTCTGGCAGAAGAAGCAGGGCTGTATTGCGACGGTACACCTGATGCTTGGGATCAAGAGGCTATCGAACGGTTTGCCCAGTTAATTGCAAAAGCATGTGCCGACATCTGCTTTGAGATGGCAGCGAAAGTTGCTGGAATTTCTGATGGTGCAGGGGTACTTGGTCGGCACATCAGTGACGATTGCTGCCTAGCACATTTTGCAGGGGTATTGCTACAGGACAAAACAGCCTGTACGATACCCCTACGTGTTTTTTTTAGGAGAATCAAATGATTGTTCGGATGTGGCACGAAGACAAGGGCTGGATACGTGTCTCTCCGGCCTGCGACCACAATTTTTGGCTGGGCGGCAGTTGGTACGTCTGGACAGACGGCGAAGGCGAGTGCTTTCAATTGGGTGTCGATCTTTTCACAAACAAGGCGCATCATGAGCGCGTTTTGAACGATGAACCGGTTGATGTTTTGGACGGGCCGTGGCAAAAAATGCAATTTTCACCAGCGATGACATGCGATGAGGACTAGTATTGCGGAAAAAGACTATGACATTCTAGTCAAATTTGCGATGTCGCTGTATTCTGAAAACAAGCAATTGCGATCAGAACTGCAGGCTTTGAAAAACGCAAAAAATGCGACAGATGACAGAAATGCCGTTCAAAAACGCGAAAAATGCGACATGTGACAACGGAATGAACGATGAGCGATATCGTTGATCAATTGCGAAAATCTGGCATTTTGGATGTTGCGCTTCGCAAAGATGCTGCAGCAGAAATTGAACGTTTGAGGATTTTAGTTAAGCGATTAAACACGCAATTGCATTTTTATCGAAATTTTAATCAAAAACGCAAGAAAGGCGAATTATGACAGCGAAAAAAAAATCGCCTAAAAAAGAGCACACGTATCAACTCTATGACAACGTGTGGTATCGCTCGGCTCACGGTCGTCCCCCATACCGACACGAGTGCTGCGACTGCGCGCTGGTCCACAGCATTGAGTATAAGTATGAGCAGGGATCGGTGTGGGAAAAGTGGACTGTTGACACGCAAGCGACCGTGAAGGCGCGCAAAGACAAAAAGGATTCAACATTATGAGCGACTATCATTTTGTAGCATTGCTGCAAGCTCAACTTTTTAAATCGAATGACGAAAATCGGTTTATGCGCGACGTACTGAGGCGCGTAATCGGTCACTGTGACATGCGGTCGGAGTTGTATGAGGATCGTGAGGAACTCGCTCAAGTCATTGAGCGCATGGCGTCGGACGCTTTAAAATATTTAGGAGACGAAAAATCGTGAGTTACGATAAATCAGCGACGACAGTTTTAAATGCTCTTGCGGAGTCTGGCGGCAACAGACTGTCCGCAGCAAACATTTTAGGAATATCGAATCGAACAATCTTTAGAAAAATTAATTCATTGAGGAAAAAAGGGATTCAAATTCCCGAGGTTTCTAAAAACCAAAAAGTTGTTCAGATAAAAACAAAAATGACTCCGATCGTAATGCCTGTGCTGCCGAATGGCGCAATCGACATCAACGAATTGATCGCGCGCCGCAAAACGGCTTTTGAGCGAAAAGATGCATTTCAGCAGTCTCGCCGACTGATCACAGTCAAAGTAAAAGATTCAAAACCGATTGGTGTGCTGCTGTTTGGAGATCCACACGTAGACGACGACGGTTGTAATTTGGCCGCGCTCGAGCGCGACATGAACGTCATCAAGCGCACGGAAGGACTTTACGCTGCTTGCATCGGTGACCTGCAGAACAACTGGGTCGGTCGCCTGTCGCGCTTGTGGGCGCATCAGGAGACGACCGCTCATCAGGCATGGCAACTGGTGGAATGGTTTGTGAATGAATTGCGCGGACACTGGCTGTTCATGGTGCAGGGCAATCACGATCATTGGTCCGGGAGCGGAGACCCATTGCGCTGGATTCAGCGGCAGGCCGGCGTGGACTTGACGGGCGATCACATGGTCAGACTCGCACTCAAATTTTCAAATTCGCAAGAGGTTCGTATCGCTGCACGGCACGACTGGCCGGGGCATTCGATGTGGAACCCTTCGCACGGCCAGCTTCGCGCAGCGAATATGACTCACCACGATCACATCATTGTCAGTGGTCATCGACACACGGGCGGCTATCAGATGCTGCGTATTCCATCCAGCGGCATGCTTGCTCATTTAGTGCAGCTCGGTAGTTATAAAATTCACGACGAGTACGCGGACGCCCTCGGACTACCAAGTAAGTTGATTTCACCGTCCACGACTGCCATCATCAATCCCGTCGGCAACGAGCTGCAGCTTGTACGCATTGAGCACGATGCCGAGGCCGCAGCGGATTATTTAACTTGGATGAGACAGCGAGCAGAATGAATCGCGTAGAAGCAAAATTGCAGGCAGAAATAAATCGTCTCAAAAAAGATCGCGATCGACTCGCGTGGGCCGAGCACCATCCCGACGAGATGCTGAAAGGCATCACCGACTGGTGGAGCTCAACTCCGCCTGCAATGAAGACAGAGTTTTTTGCGCTTAGAGCGATCATTGATTCTGCGAAAGAAAGATGCCCGTATGTTGAGGGCTGCGCCTGATATTATCGTTACGTCATAGTGAGTATTTTATGAAAGTTATTGTTGGAATCGATCCCGGCCTATCGGGCGGTATCGCGATCTATCGCGCGGCGACAGGTCATCTGGATGTCTGGGACATGCCCGTGCTCGAGATGATCAGAAATGGCAAGATAAAGCGCGAGGTCAGCCCACAGATGGTTGCAGGACTCATTGCAGGCCAAGGCATCACGCATGCATTCGTTGAGAAAGTGAATGCAATGCCGGGGCAGGGTGTGACGAGCGTTTTCAGTTTCGGACTATCGACGGGAATCTTGCTTGGAGTTCTAGCGGCCTACGAGATACCGACGACTCTGGTTACGCCGCAGGCATGGCAGAAAAGGGTTGAGCAGCGCGCAGGCAAGGATGGATCACGCGAGCGTGCGATGCAGCTCTTTCCGTCGTCAGCCGAGTTATTTAAGAGGAAGAAAGATGATGGCCGCAGCGATGCGGCATTAATTGCATTTTACGGTTCATTAATTTAATAGGAGAAGAGAATGTCGGATGTAAAATTATTGCGATCAAAGATGCAGATAGCAGTGATTGATAATTCAAAAAAGCCTTTTTTAGAAGTGACGAAACGAGAGCTCTTTGCGTTGAGCGTGCTTGAGAGTTTGATCTCAAAAAGTGAGTTTCACAGTTTTTCAGACGTTGACATTGAGTCCTTGGTTGCGGATTCATTTTCTTTTGCTGACGAGATGTTCTGGTTTGGAGGGACTGGCGCGTCATGCACTGAATTCAATGCTGAGATGGATGAGCTTGAGGCGGCAGAACTTGAGGAGTCCGAAGAGAATACGCATGATCAGGAGCATGCCGGTATTGAAGCGGCTCTCGCTGCGGAGCAGGAGGATTTCACTTGGCTTTACGAAATTGCACAGCAGGCTCGCAATTCAATTGAGAATGCGAAACGAAAGAAAGGGAAGAAAAAATGACAACTATATTTGACACGATGGCGTTTCCGATTGCAGGCAACGCGCAAGACATTAAAGGCCTCGGCGTTAGCAAGCGCGAGTTTTTTTCAGCAATCCTTTTTCATGCGATCCTGTCGAATCCCGATTCGTCAGCAAATATGTTTATCGCCGCCAGCGATGCGGTGAAGGCTGCTGACATTTTGATTGATACGCTTGTTGATAAATAACATTTGAACCCATATCGCGCAAAGTAGGCGCACATCATGATAAAAATCGATCCCGATTTTGCAACCGCAATTGACTATGCAAATGCATACCGCGAGCTCGGTATGCAGGTCGTTCCTGCGCTATCACCGTCCGACAACAGGTCGTGGAAGCGCCCGGCAATCTCTACATGGCGAGACCTGCAGCACGCGCTTGTAGACGACGAGACTTTCTTGGGCTGGTATGGTCCAAAAGGCTCCCATGTGCACCACGAAAATCTTGGCGTGATCTGTGGCCCGTGCAGTGGCCATTTGATCTGCGTGGACGTTGACGAGCACAAACAGCCCGAGGCGGCTCTGTGGTTCAGTAGCTGCGTCGAAGGTTTTAACAGCGGCCAGCCGTTCAGGACTGCGACCCAGCGTACCGGGGGCGGAGGTAAACAATACTTTTTCAAGTACCGGCAAGGCTACGCCGCTCCAACGATCAAGACATCGATCGGAGTCGATATCCGGGGCGCTGGCGGTTTTGCGATGCTGCCGGCATCGATGCACGAGTCTGGGAAGGCGTACGAGTGGGTGACAGGCCTTGAGCCGTGGTCTGTGGGCTTTCTAGAGGCGCCTGAAGGCCTCCTGACCGAAATCTTTAGACTAGCCACCATGTATGGCGGCATGGCTTACAGGGAGCCCGGCGAGGGCGTACAGCGCACTGTCACTCCCGAGTGCGTCCAAAACCCTTTCGGCAGGATGACGGACGGGCGAGAGGGCTACATGACTCGGTTAGTTTGGGCCCACATCGTCGCCATGTACCGAGACTGCCCGATCAGGCCGAGTGACGAGGCTTTCGCTGCTGAGATGTCGAAAGTCTGGGCCATTTACGAGCGCAAGGTCGTTAGCCGCATCAGGGAGCCCGAGACGCAAAACGGAATTTTGCTCGAGCGCGAGGGCCGAGGCATCAGCCTTCTGCAGCAGAAGTGGCTTACGGCAATGCTTCAGTGGGACGAGAAAATTGCTGAGTGGGCCTCGATGCCGGCCCCGCAGAGACAGACGGCGCAGGAGTCGTTCCAGCAGACTCGCAGGCTCGCTGAGTCGATCAAGCGCGGTCTTGATATCGATCTTGAGACGGGAGAAGTACTCGAGGCCGTTGCCGAGGTCGCTGATGAGTTTGCAGGCAGCGCGAGCGTCATTGATCAGCCAGATGTGTATGAGGTATTGGACGAGAGAGGGATCATGGCTCTCGCGGACCCTTTATGGCTTGTGCAGGGTTTGGTCATTGAAAACAGTCTAGGATTCATCTTTGGTGCGCCCGGCTGCGGTAAATCGTTTATCGCTCTTGGTATGGCGTTATCGATCGCGACCCACCGCGAGCTGTGGTGGGACCGCAGCATCAAGCGCAGTGGCCCTGTGATCTACATCGCGAGCGAGGGCAGCAGTGATCTGAAATATCGCATCAAGGCGTGGCGCGACGCCACTGATGTGAAGGCCGAGAGCCAGTTCTATTTGATCAAGCAGACAGTCAATTTTATGGACGCTCACGACAGAGACAAGCTCTTGCGGTCAATTAAGGCGGTCTCTGATAGAGCCCAAACACCCCCAGTCATGATCGTCGTTGATACTGTCTCGAGGGCAATACCGGGTGCGGACGAGAACAATCAGGCAGACGCGACGCTGTTTATTCAGACATGCGATCTTGTTCGTGAGACTTTCAATTGCACGGTCCTCGGAGTTCATCACACAAGCCGAAATGGCAACATGCGAGGCTCAACAGTCTTTGAGGGAGCAGGCGATGCATTAATTGAAATACAGCGTGAATTAGGTAGTCAGGTCGGCACGCTAATTCCCAAAAAAATAAAGGCTGCAGAGGACGGTTGGACAATTAATTTCCAATTAAGAAAGGTATTAATTGATTCATTAAAAGCAATTGAGAGTTTATTCGCAGAGCCCACAATGGCGGTCGTTAAATCGAATTCTGATTGGCCAGAAGCATCTATTTGTCAGGCAGTTTTAACCGCGATGAAGGATGCTTGGAATGCAGGAAGGCCTTGGTCGAGTCACGCACAGACGCGCAAGGAGGGACGCTACGCTCCAGTGCACATGAGCAAGTGGCATATCAAACAGGAGCTCGCAGAGCAGATGATTGAGGCGTGGCTGACTGAGGGCGTTATCACCTACGAAATGCACTCGACAAAGCTCAAGCAAAAGGGGCTGAAGGTTGCTGAAACGCGGGCGGAAGTCTGCGCAAAACAACTTCCGCCAACTTCCGCCCACTTTTCGCAAAGCGAGGATTAATCAATGGAATCATCAATTTATAGGGCGGAAGTCTGTGGGCGGAAGTCTGAAGGCATTCAACTTCCGCCAACTTCCGCCCTGTCTAAAAACCCCCATGTAATCAATCACATACGGGCGGAGGTCTTGGCGGAAGTCTTGGCGGAAGTTGCACTCGTTTACGTAGTAAAACGAAAGAGCGCGATCCTTCGCGCCGCTTCGGGCGGCGCTCGGATCGCTCGGAGGGAGTATGTCTAGGCGCAAACTCACAGCGGCTGATGAAGTGCGCTGGATCGCAGGCAGAAAATTCCTGCGCCGGCCAGACGAGGTCGAGGTCGCGTCGCGCGACGAGTGGCTTCTCGTCGAGGTGACTGGATGGTCGGCGGATGGGTGGACCAGCTTGAAGCTGTTTCGGTTGAAGAGAGGTCCGAAACATCTGTGGCAGATCGGAATTAAAAATGGCAGGGCATCGAACAATGCGAGCGCGAAATTGTTGGAGAAATATTATCCCGGCATTTTGAATTGGGTGATTGAAGAGACGAATAAATATTTATTAAATCCAGAATTAAATTAATTATATAAATTGGAGGAATTAAAATGAAATTAAATCCGTTAATTGGAAATCAACCGAAATGGCAATGGGATTTAAAAACCGTTAACGACGGGCAGTTCGCGGTGAACGCGCTCGATGAGCTCACGGACGCGATGGATCGCCGATGGGGCGTCGGCAGGCTGCGACATCTCATCAACGCCAACCTGCGTGCGAAGTTCGACGCGCAGCGGCTGAAGGCGACGACCGCGATCCGCAGCGGGTCGATCGACGATGTGAAGGTACAGTGCCAGCGGATGTGCAACGCGCTGAGAGCTGCAGACGAGTCGGCGACAAAGAGCTGGGGCTCGGCGCCCGCGAGCCGCGTGATGGCCTGCGTAACGCCCGCCGGCCGCAGGCTCGTGATCGTGCAGGCAGACGACGACATCGCGTCTGTGCCGCTCGAGGACGGCGACAGCGCGTACTCGCTCGAGGAGATCGCCCGGATGCTCGAGGGCATGCCCGCCGTCGTGCGCGAGGTCAAGGCGACGTTCCAGCGATCGCGAGTCGCGATACTGCAGCCTGCGGTCGCGATCGACAGCAACTGGGACGCGAACGAGGGAGACGAGATCCCTTTCTGAATTCGCGAATGACGAAAGTTGTTATCGATATGTTTAGCATATCGATAACACGACACGCGCTTGCCGGGCGTGCGCGCGACCGCGGTCTTTAGTGTTTTGTGTCGCACCGATTCTAGTGTTTGCTGTCTCGCGCCTGCCCGGCAGACCCGCGACCAGACGCACGCACGGGCGCGTGGGCAGGTCGCAGGTCGGGCAATAGGTAGCATAGGCCTGCCTGCCCATCCTCATACGCGCCCTCGTATGCGCCCAAAGCCTGTGTATCAATTGTGCGTATGCTGTGCGTATGCTGTTGGCATGCTGTGCGTAAGCTGTTGATAACGCTGTGGATATCCTGTGCATGAGCCTGTTGATAACCTGTGGATAGCGCCCCCCCTCCCCCCTCTGGCCAATAGGTTTTTGTATGGTGGGGTGTACTTTTGCACAATCGGCATATAGCAAAAAAAACCAAAGGCAGGGGGGGTACCGCCAAAAAGCCCACCCCCTTCGCAAAATAAAAAGGCAGGGGGGGTACTTAAATACATGATTGCATTATAGAAATTAACAAAGCTTCCATATAAAAATAATTGCGGGTATATTAGGATACGTTATCGGGTATGAACAAATTTAATACAGAGCAGATCGTATGTCAGAAGAACCACAAGAAAATGAAGGCAACAGCCCACCAAAAGGCAAGCCTGCAAAATATCAAAAGAAATATGATAGCCGTGGACGCCCAAAACATGTTCCGACAGAGGTATTTAGAAAACAGATCCTTCATTTCTGCGGACTCGGCTTTACGCAAGAACAAATTTCCAAGCTGCTGAACATCAGCGAACCCACCCTAACCAAGTACTATCGAAACGAATTAGAGATTGGTTCGACCCAGATGAATTCGATTGTTATTAATAACTTATACCACATCGCGACCGATCCAGACCACAAAAGCGCGGCGCAGGCAGCAATCTTTTGGGCAAAGACGCGACTGGGCTGGCGCGAGACAAACCGCACTGAGCACACAGGCGCCGACGGCAAACCAATACAGAACGAGGTGTCGGCCAAGAGCACGATTGATTCTCGCCTGCTGTCGCCTGAACAGCGTGCTGCATTGCGAGAGATTATGCAGTCGGCAGCCGAAACTCAACAGCGTTCTCTATCCAACGCAACAACCGGCCAAGTGTATTCAAACGATGACACCGAAGAAGACGATGACGACGAAGCCGACGAATAAATTAGCAAATGATTGTGTTTATTGGATTAAAAAAGATTTTGGAACTGAAGAATAAACATTTAATGTTGTCTTAAACATTAACCTAGTTTTTATCTCACGCAATAACTTAATTTGTGTTTGCGATAATGCACAGAAAATGTTTATTTGAGTCAACGTATAACCCAAATAAGTGGATCCAAACGCATGAAAATGACATTAACTCCCGACATAACGTAACACAGTCTTTAAGG